AGGTTGTTCGGCTTCAAGGGCAGTTTGCGTGGCGGCGTCGGGCTTTCCACACTCCGTACAAAAGTAGCCTTGCGGATACTCCTCAGAGTAGAAAAAGGATTCAGAACCGCAGGAACAAAGATCATTAGAAGTCAGAGTAGTCATCAGGAACGTTAGAGGGGGACTTGGTTAGTTGAGTGATGGTGGTTTCAATCATCCTTCCGGTGTCGCCATCAAAGGATACGGCACCAGCAGGACCAGTCTTGCCGTTGAATCGATTCTTCAGAACTCTTATGTTGGATGTGCTGTCTCCTGCTGATAGGTTTCGCTCAAGAGCAATCACCATGTCAGAAAGTTGCACGATACTGTGTGATCCACGAAGGTGACCAAGGCTGACCTGTGCTCCATCTTCGTGACCCTTGTCGTTTTGTGGACGCTTGAGGTGACTGATCAGAATCATACCAATGCCTGTCTCCTCCACAAAGGAACGGAGCTTGGTCATCGTTAAGTCAATCAGCTTCCTTTCATCATGGGAATCATTACCACTCATCAAGATTGAGAGGTGATCGAGGATGATCCACCCAACCTCCTTGGCGAGTGCCATGAATCGACAGTCGGAAAGAATTGCATCAGGGTCCACAGAACCAAAACCATCTCGCAGATAAACCCTACCGGTACCGAGCGATGCTTCGAACGCTGCCTTGAGATCATCTGTTGGAAGTTCATTGTTGAGGTGAAGGGGTCGGTTGGCCTTGACGGACATCAAGCGAAGAGCAGTCCGTTGGAGACTCTCTTCCAGGGCAATATAGCCCACGCTTTGATCCTGGTCAACCAATCTCTGGGCTACCTCTCCACAGAATGTGGACTTACCAACTCCTGATCCGGCAGTAACCGTAACCAGCTCGCCTCTGCGAAGTCCTCCGGTGATGGAGTTGAGATCAGCGAAAGGCCAGTCAGCATCTCTACCATGAAGGGGACGAGTGGCCAGATCGAAAAGTTCACGCCCATCAATGACGGTCTTTGGTGAGTAGGGTTTCTTGTTCCAGAGGGCCTGCCTGATGGCGTCGTTGTCCTTGGCAATCAGGGCCTCGTTGGCATCCTTGTAGGGGCTGGTTCTGGCAATGAAGAGCCGATCGTGTGGAAAGAGACTCGCACAGTCTTGTGCTGCTTGGATTCCGGCATCATCATTGTCAAAGAGGAGGATGATCTCCTCGAACCCCATCAGCCACTTGAGCTGGTGCTGGAGGGCACGCTTGGCGCCCTGGGCTCCATTAGGAACGGAGACCACCGGCCAGCTGTTGCGGACCTGAAAGACACTGAGACAATCGAACTCACCCTCCGTGATAACAATGGACTTACCCTGTCCCCAGAGTTGTTGTCCAAAGAGAGTGTGGTCTTCGTTCTTTCCTACCCACCGAAAATCCTTTTCAACATCACGAGCTTTATACGCAATGAGCTGTCCAGATTGTGAGTAGTAGGGAAACTGAATAACCTTCGAATCCCTATCAAGGCGAACGTTGAATTTGCGACAGGTTTCTTCAAGGAGGTTTCTGGTCCGAAGGGGAACGATGTCCCCAGTAAGTTCCATGATGCGACGACTGCTGTGGGGGCGGGTGATTGGATTGTCTGAGCCGGCGTCCCAGTGACCGCAGGAGAAGCAATACGAATGACCATCAGTGTAGAGGCCATTGGCATCGCTACTCCCGCAAACTGGACAGGGCTCATGCCTCACGAACTCTGATTCGGAGTCATGCTGTCGAACCATTCGATGGGAAGGTCGTAGGAAGGGGCCCACAAAAACCCGTGCTTCTCTGCCCACTGAGCGTAGGTAGTCTTGCTGGTCTTTGTGAGCGTATTGTATGGGGCTTGGAACACCAGACGAATGTCCCGATCGGGGTTCTGTTTCTTGACGGCAAGCATCTTCCTTCGATCCTCAGGCTTGAAGTAGCCCTTGGCCTCAAGGATAATACCATTCGGCAAGATAAAGTCTGGGGTATACACAGCTGAAACGGTGTAATTGAGACGGAGTGTCTCATACTCAAACGACTGTCCGTTAAGTTCGAGCCACCGGGCTAGCCTCTCTTCAAGTCGGCTCCGGTACTTTGGCATCAGAACGGAAGATCGTCGTCTTCGTAATCAGAGGGACCAGGACCGGGGTCTTCGGAGGGTTCAAAAGCAGGGCTATCAGTCTTGAATCCATCCGTCTTGCCAAAGAGAGCTGCCACTTTAGCTTCATCCAGCCCGCCGCTGTCAGAGCCTCCAGAGCTAACCAACTTGAGAATTTGAGCCCCTCGTACCTTGAGGGAACATCCAACCTTAGTGCCAAAAGCGTAGGGGCGAAGATCAATGATTAGTTTGACAACCGTACCCTTCCAGATCTGTGTTTCAAGATCAATGGGTACGCCATCGGTGTCCACCCAGGGGAACATAGGAGACGAAGCATCTCCACCGTAGGAGTACTTAACAAGTCCCTCCTCGTCCCACTTGGGAAGCTCTTCCAGGCAACGCTTTCCTCCAAGTTCGCTCTTCTTCAGGGCAACACCCTTTTGAAATGCTTTGTCGAACTTAGGCAGGTCCTCTTCAGAGATGCGGAAGCTGATGGTACAGTTGTTGAACTTTCCAGCAGGCTTCAACGCATTGATGTAACCTTCAAGCGTTGTGGTGATGATGAAACGGCCTTCAGACACAAGTAAATAGCGATGGGACATTAACGAGTTGTGGATCAGTCTTCGGTGGAAGGAAGACCCTCAAGCTCAATGTTATCGATCAGGCTTTCCAGATCCTCTTCAGCAAAGCCTTCGTTGACGATGTCATAGCCAACCTCATAGGCAGCCAGACAACCATTAACACTAAGACCCTTGGAAGCAGCGATCACAAAAGCAGCATCACCCAGAAGCTCACCAAGATACTCAAAGAAGTGTTGGTCATCGCAGGACTTGTTTTCCTCATATTCCGCATAGAGAAACTCAACAACATGGGGGTTGAATCCAGTCAGCTCAATGGCTTCGTTGATGATCTCTTGTGCTGGAGTCTGTTCGGTCATGGGATTAGCAAAAGAAGTAAGCGGAGTTCTGAACATCATTGATGTCCAGGGTATTTTGCATGACACTCTCGTCAAACTCTGCTCCAAGTGATTCCGACCACTCTTTCAGGATCGGCCTTGAATAGATCTCAACGAACTTGTCTCGTATGGCAGTGGCCATCTGTTCCATGTCGCAGGACCTGCCAAGAATACAGTCGTGGATGACCGTAAAGGGCTTAGTCCAGTCAGCAAAGACTAGATGTAGAAGGGCAGCATCAAGGCTGTGGATCAGGTTGGGGCTAGAAGCAGTTCGGGCCTTGTTGGTGTCAACTGCTCGATCCTCCCATTCCTTGTTGAGCCAGGTCTGAACCCGTTGACCAAGAAGACGCGTCTGGACGGGCTTCAGTTCCGTCTTCCGATACTCTTGGACCACGGTGAATCCAGAAGGGGTGACCCACTCAATGGTGGTGTTTCCTTCTTTGATCTTCTGACCAGCAACCCTTTGGATGAACTCCATCGACGCACAAGGACCGGCAAAGACCTTCCTCACTGCGTACCGATAGACGGCCTTGACGATGGCCTGGAGTTCACCCTTCTCAAGCTCCACCCCTTTGAGTTCCTGTCGGATGTAGTCCCTTGCGCTTCCCTCTGTGACCCCATAAGGAGTGGTCATGACGGTGCGCTTGGTTAGCTTACGGTTCATCAGGTGGTGGAGATGAGTTGGAAGGACCTCTTTGGCCTTCTCAGCAACGATAGCATACCCATCAGACGGCTTTTGGGTGGGGACCACATTGACCATCTGAGCAGCGGTCTTATCAAGCGCAAGGGCTGACAAGTGTTGGAGACCAGAACAAGTAGCATCAACAGACACAGGAAGACCAGAGGTTGTCTTTTCCTTTGTGATTACACACTGGTGATACTCAAGGACAGCAGCCAAGAAACACCAGGGTTCCTCAGCCTTTGACCATTCGGAGATTGACCCCTCTGGATCCTCAGCGATTCTGCTGATCATCTCATGGTTTGATCGAGTCCAGTTGATTCGATCCTCCATCGTTGCTTTGTCCAGTCCCTTTGTGGTAGCGACCTGAAAGGCCAACCACCACTCATTGACGGGGCCCTCCTCATTGAAGTAGATGAGGCTCTTGTCGAAGTCAGTTCCCTGGGGGCTGAGGCTTGTGGGAATCGGATAGCACCGACCCCGGAAGTCAAATGACCAGGGAATCCAGAAGACATCGTCCTTGTACTTGTTGGCCACAAAGACTGCCTCTGTGGTCCGGTAGTTCTTCTGTGCCAGTCCAGCGTTCCTGTCTTCGATCTCTGTTCGAGTCCGGCGATAGTTCAGCTTGTCTTCCTCGGAGGCTGATTCCCAAGGGTCTGGCTTTGGCGGTGGAGGTGTTGGCTCCTCAGCTCGGAACTTACCCACAGTGATGCGGCGTTCCATACAGAAGTTGGCTACGTCAAGGACGCGGTGGTTGATCCGGTAGGGGACCTTCTGGAGACGGTTCAGCATGGCGAGTGCCTGGCTTTCCCGTAGAGGCAAGTGCCTTTTTTTGTAGTGGGCCCCTCGTACCAGTGTTGTGAGGCGTCTCAGCTCGTTGGTGAGGTACCCACCAGTGCTCTCCGTGCTGTCCCCAGACCAGTCGTTGGGCTCACACACCATGGGCCACATACAGGCAGCAAAGGCCTCAGCACGCTCCATAAGCGCCTCCTTAGCCTTTAGGAACTCCGGCTGATACACCAGGATGTTCTGGGTCTTCTGAGTTCCCACACGGACGCAACTGGTGGTCACCCATCCAGTGGCCTCACACAGGCGATCAAACAACCATCCACCAACGAGCACCTTGACGGCAGACGGCCAGCGTGGTGCCTGGATCGCGTTTTTCCTCATGGTGGCCCGATAGCGTTGGACCCGGTAGGAGTAGCCCTTGTTGTGGTGGATGTGTCTCTTTGCCTGTTCAAACAGCTCCTTGTGTTTGCTATGAAAGTCATCCAAGAGGATCTGATCGTAGACCAGTGTTCCTATGTGATGAGTCACAACGGCATAGGTTGGTTTGTTCAACCCACGCCTGCCAAGAATGTCCAACACACACTTGGCGGTGATCAAAGCAAGGACACACGGATCGCAGTCCTTGATGATCATGGCTGCCGCTGCCTTGTCTGAGGCCCATCCACGGGTGATGTGGCTGAGCTTCTTTTCGATCTCCTCTGTGATCCGTTGGAGACCACTATTGATAAAGGCAGATCCATAGACGGTGGAGCTGGCATAGGACCGCTCTTCAGCCGTGCGTGTGCGTTCCCGAAGCCTCTTGATGGCCTCCTGTCTTGCTTCAAGTTCTCGATGAAACTGACGATCGAGTTGTTGACTGGTTGCCATGTATCAGTTGTGGTTGTGTGTCTCCAAGATCAGCTGCCTCATCCTTCTGGTGATAAGGATGTGCGAAAGGTTCTTGATCAGCTCCTGTGTTGTGTTGATCTCTTCTTCTGCCCCTTCAATACCAAGCTGGGCGTGAAGGAGACGCTCTGGATGAACATCAGGCAGCTCTTCCATGTTGCCATCGTCGTCCACATCATGGGTAGAAAGAATGTCCGAGTGAAGATTGAGTTTAGCCCCAATGTCAATGAGTTGATCCAGGGCCAGGTGCATTAAGCTGTGAATCGTTTCTTCATACAGCTGTTGATTCGGGACGGAGTAGGCCATTTATTTGTGGGTGTCGTGATGCTCGGTTGAACGCTTGGTAGGCCAGCATGATTGCCAGACCCTTCTTGTTTAGGTAGCTGTATTGGTGGACGTTGTTGCGCTTTGCTAGCTGTCGCAGCTGCCTCCACGTCAAGACATCCTTGAGGTGATCGGCTAACTCCTCCGGGTTGGGGAGGTGTTGGCGGCT